TTTTTTGTCATCACCACCAAATAATGCGGAAGCAGAATCAAACTCAGACTTATCATAGTTACGATAGCCTTCAACTTGACGAATCTTGATTTTGAAGTTTGCGCCTTCCCAGAAATCAAAAGGATTGACTGCCTTTTCATCTTCAAATTGAGGATTCATTGCTTCAGTCAACTTATCAAAGATTTTCTTACCGTACTTGTACAGTTTGATTTGACCTTCGTTTTCCGGATTCTTAGGATCAGAAACAATCAATACATTTGAAATGTATGTCAGACGGCGTTTCTGTTTACGTGCAATTTCTTTGTTTGCTTCAATACCAGAGTTCCACAACACAGAATTATATTCTGAAACTGGATCTTTCTGATTGAGTGTAGTCAAAGAATTTTCAATGTACCAGCCACCTGGTCCCTGAAAGCCATGATTAAAGACACGCGCCCATGGAAGAGCATCATCACCATCTACTGCGGGTGCTGGTAGAAAACGAATGATTGCCATACCGTTACCAGCCTTATCAACTTCAGGTTGCCAAAAACGATCATCTTCTTTGGAACCTTCTGCTGGAGCGTTGATTGACTCAACCGCCTTGGTGAGTTTTTGAAAATCGGTGCGGTTGTTTTTTAGTTTGGAAAAGTCCATATATTACCTCGTATAAAAGTTGTATTAAAGTGTATGTACATCTTGTCCACGTGATTCATTATATACTTGTATATATGTATCGTCAAGAACAGATTGCACGATTTTTATCGTTTTAGCCGTATCTTTGTGAAGAATGCCTATGCCACCAGCCATATTAAAATCATCAATGACATCTTGCGTATCATCAATTAATATAACATCAGATTTTGCATAGTTAGCCTTCAGATGACGACCAGGTACGATATTGGCTGTAAAGTCTATATGTTGTCTTTTCAGCCAGACCTTTTTCTGTCGTTTCACTTCTTCGTGATGCAAACGACCACCAGAAGATGAAAGTATTTCTACAGGTATATCAAGTGAGATGATATACTTCAATAACTCTTTACCGCCAGGATACCAATCTAGCGTTTCAAAATTTCTACCATCAACAAATGTGTTCCAATTATCATCGTGCTTTTCACCACGTTCACGACTACTAGATGCATTTTGTTTGAAGACTTCTTTATATCTTTTGTTGAAGTCTGATACTACACCATCCATGTCTAGGTAGATTTTAGTTATTCGCATCGTATTCTTTCTTGAGTATGATTTTATATTTTGTTGATTCAAATTGTATGAACGGTGTATATTTTTTTATTCTTCTACTGACATTTGGATAGTGAATCGTGTCATTGATTTTCTTATCCCATGACGGCAAAAAATTGAGTATCTTATTCAGTATACAAATCGTTTCAAGTGAAATTTCATTGTGTAAAAGTTTCTGTAGCAATATTGGATACTCACCGTCATGCACTATTAATGTGTCATTTGCGCTTTCCTGACTCATCAATGATGCAATCTCATTTGTGAAAGTGTATGTCAAAGACTGAATAATCTTCTGACGTTTACGATACTCAATGTCAGCATCATTAGTCAGAAGATGACCTATCCATACATCATGGTTAAGCACCAAATTAGCAACAATATAATCGCGGCATATGTCATCATTTGTGAATCTCCGGCTGAGTTTGTAAAAGTGCCATTTGTCTTTACGATTCTCAAATGCGTCAATACTGGTACTTACTTTACCATTGTACTTAAAGTAATCGTAAGAATCTGAATTAAAGTGTAGTTTGAGAGAAGTGTATAGAGAAAAGGCTTCATATCCTGTCATATCGGTAAACGATTACCTTTCACTTTTAACATATTTAAACGCTCTGCTTGCTCATGAATCTTAGATTTAAGATTTGGTGTAATGAGTGAAGCAGCAACTTCTAATTCTAATCCAGTCTCTTTACAGTGTTCAGTAATAGCCTCAAGATATGTGTAATCTGTATTAGCTACCAACTGTTCAATACGCAAAGAAAACTTTAACATTTCATCTTTTGTAGGCATTATTTTTCAGATGCCTGTGTTAGATTTTGCACCTCAGGTTCTTTTTGTCCAAAAGGCCAGTTGTTGTTTGATATATTTGAAAAATCAAATTGTGTATCCGAACTCTGATATCCTAATACTTTATCTTCCCAAGGAATCACGCTAATGTAACCATCAATTTCATATCCACAACCTTGTAAAAATTCTTTGAAGCGATCTAGAATATCACCAAGGTATAATTCATTAAAGTTTATTTCAAGGCTTTTTTTACCATCATTAGAATCAAACTTGAATGTAAAATTATGATCGTCATTTTCAAAGTGCATTATATATTCCCCTGTTTATTTTTTATTTGATGCGTGTGCGATACAAACAATATCGTCACTCTTAGCATATGAACACCGTACGGCAAGTGGATCAATACCCTTTGCGATTGCATTTTCAATATTTGCTGCCATAAGTTTACGATCATTCAAACCGTAAATACAAATCGCAGCAATGGTTGAAAGTAAAACCAAAGTGATTGATACCGTGGTTATACTACTCAATCCTTTTTCCATCATCTTCTCCTTTTTGCTTGATAAAATACTCATGAATTTCTTTTTACCTTATTGTAAAATAAATGTCTACCTATTTGCACAGTGTATCTCATATTATTCCACATTGGTTTCACATAATCTGCGTGAAAAAACAATGCTCCTTTTGTTGGATCTTTAAATGTTTCAGGATACAAATAAAACTTCAAAGCCATATCAGTTATCTTATTATATACTGAATTGTTATCAACTGTCAATAATTTTCTATCAATCATTGCCTTCGCTCTGCTCTCACAATACCAAGAAAATTGGCAAACTGCACCAACTCTCTGTTTCACCACTCCGCAATATGAATCGGGAAATGCACCAGACTGTGTGCGGTTGTGTGTGACAAATGCAACGGCTAGTTGACCTTTTTCGGGTTCCGCTCCTGCCTCAAAATACATGTTTTGTGCAAGACATTCAACTTCTTGTCGTGCAAATGGTGCCAAATCTTCTAATTGAATTTTTGGTGCAATCGGTATTTCTACTTGTGCTGCCGCATGTCCAGTATAAACAATAAATGCTGCAAATAAACTACAAATCGTTAGTGTGATGTAACGCATACTTTCTCCTATAAGTTAGGAGTGTGCCGAAGCACACTCGTTCCCGTCAGGCAGATTTTTTGCTCTGTGTTTTTTCTGCTGTAATGTTAGATACGAATCCATTCAAGGACTGTGCCTTGGTAATGATGTCGTTTTCTGAGGGATAAGTTGGAAAGGCTGGATGTTCAGGTATTGCTTGTCCGTTTAGTTTAGCGGACTCTACCTTTACGTGCCATTCATTGGTTAGACGATCTTTGTTAGAGTGGTACTCTTCTAACAAAAGTTCTTTCGCCATTTTTAGAAGTTCAAGACGAATCTCAAACGGTGTCAGATTACTCATTTGCTTCTCCTGTGTTGTGTGTGTTTACTGGCGAGTGTGTGTGATGCCAGTCTTTTATTTAGTTATTTTATAGTTTCGTTGCTCTCACTTCACGACACATTTTCCTCATTTCTGGTGTAAAATCGGGTGATATTTCTGTTAGTCCACAATTAATATATGTTCCTTTTGGTTGCGGTACAAACACAATCAAAAACACGAACAAAAGAACTGCACCACCAATTAGTAAAAATGATCTATTCATAATTAATCCCACAGATTACGATAATATTTTCCAAACAAACGCAGACCATTGTCTACGCGGTCATAAACTTTTCTTATGCCTTCATAATCACATTTGTATGTGTGATTGGGTCCATGTTCCATTCGTTTAAGTTTTGGATTTTCATCATCGGGTACAAATATCATATTAATTTCACCAGAACTATATGCTTCTTCCCATGAGTCATCGACAATATGCTCAAAAGCAAAAATCATTTCATCAAGCACCCAATTCCATCGTGCATGAATGTCTGCTTCACCTTCTTTGAATTTATGTTCATGATAGAAAGAAAATGAATTTTGTGAATCCCAATCTTCTTTTGTTGTGTAACGAAGGTGTTCTGGCACATCTTCCAAATCAACAAGACCAGAACCGTGTTTTGTTTCTCTAAGTTTCTTCAACATCGGAAGAATTATAGGTGAAAGTGTGTGATCCATATTCCACACATCCCAACGATCAATCTTGATATAGTTGATTCGTGGATGAATGAAATCAAGAAACTTCATCCATGCTGTACAGAGTGGTTCAAGAACATTGGAAAGTTTTTCAATGATGGGTTCATCATAATCAATTTCACGCCAAAAGAAAACTTTCTCCAGTATTGTGTATGGAGAAATCCAATGATTGCGGTAATTTGACAAATAAACTTTCATAATATAATCCTAGTAATTGGTGCCGACTGATTGGGTAATAAGGATAGTCGGCGAAACCTCATCTAGCAATTTAGGCTGCTAGAGCGTATAACTCGTCATTTGCGGTTATATTATTTGCTCGGATTACGTCCGTCGCCTTTCGTGTTGCCTTCTCTGCTATCTCACCCTGTCGAAACCTGGTCATCCCCATCAGAAACACTCTCACGGTTTATCTTTCCGTTCCCAACTCCATGGACAAGAATGTTTCTGGTGGAGATGGAGGGAATCGAACCCTCGTCCAGAATGCCTTCACTTTGAAGGAGTTACAACAATTCCTTCCTCTTTCAATATCGCATTAAACTCATTTCTTTTTGTTGCATACCACCCCCATGAGCCGAAGAAAGTGGTGCCTGGATTAGGTCCTTTCTCTCTCAAGTATGCATCAAGTTTTTCGTCGTATTCTTTTTCAGTAATTTGCATATCACACCGTTGTGAATCTCGCAGAACCTTTGCTTGTTCTACCAGGTTTCAGCGGCTTGTCAGATTTTGGTTTAGTTTCTGTTTGAAACGGTGCATGTGGCTTATTGTAAGCCATTTTACCTACGTTCTCTGTCTTGCCGTGTCCTGGGAATCCCGTTTTGTTTGTTCCGTGTAAGGTCGCTGTTTTTCCATCATGATGTAAGATCGAGTCTTGATTATAATGTTCTCCATGTTTCTTAATATCATGGAGGAGTTGTTTGCCGTGTTCATCTCCTTTTCCTTTAGCATGTACCAATATAGATTTTTCTTTACCACCTTCCCAATGACCTTCAACTTCCTTGTGAGTGTAGCCTTGTGCAGTCAGTTTCTTTTTAAGTTCTTCATGATGCTTTTTATTTTGCTCTGGCGATACTTCATCATGTGGTCGCTGTGAGGAAATAACAGCATAGTGCCTACCCTCTTCAGCGTGTTTATGCAATCTTGCCAGCGGATTGCCTTCATCTAATTGTGTATGTTGTTTGAATGATAGCATAGTGCCTCCAACTTGTCAAGCATATTTATCAATATACTCCATTAGAGGTTGCCGATAATCATGAATTTGTCGTTCAAATACCTGTGCATCACCCTCTTCGGTCGCAATCAACACCACAATATCATCAATCCAAATACCAGTTCGTTCAGCAAACATCAGCGCATATGCTGTACACTGCATAAAATAGTTCTGTATATAATCTTCAGACTTTTGTTTGGTGGATGTTTTAAAGTCAATGACTGACAATTTACCATTCCACTCAGCAATCAAATCCACACGACCAGCAACTCGGAGTTTGTCAGAATATAGTGCTTGTTCTTGTGTGTAGACCTTACCAACATTATCGTCAATAATTGGTTTAATCTTGAAAAATAACTCCTTCAGATCAGGCATCATCAATTGCATTTTGAATTCAGATATCTCGTTATTAAGATAATCTTCGCAAATCTTATGCACTTTGGTACCACGATTGGATGCTTTGCGCGATATCTCATTTGCGCGTTCTTCACCTACAGCCTGACGCCATTCATAAATGGCTTTTTTGCCAAAATGAGAAAGCACCGTAGTGATAGACTTATACTGATTGCCCTCTGGCGTAGTATACAGTCTACCACTATCGGTGGTTTCTGCTTTTAGATCAAATT